ATTGCCGTGTGGGATGTAGAAAATAAAGGATGGCGTTCTTTTAGAGTCGATTCAGTCATATCATTTTCCTAGTATAAATAACTCATATAGGAGATGAGATGTACATTCCGCTAGAATACCTATTTGCTGTTGTAACAACTGTTATAGCATATGCAACATATCGTCTAGGTAAAAGAGACGATCAAGACTATAGAGATGATATAGTTAATTCTACAATTGATTATCTAATTCAAGAAAACATGGTAAAATGGAAGCGTCACAGTGACGGCGAGATAGAATTATTTCCTCTCGACGAAAAATAACTGTGTACATTTCTGTTTTTTCGTGTTAGAATAGTATTATATTATGAGGAGTATATTATGGAACAAGTGAAAAAGATTCGTAAAAAACGTAAACCGATGTCAGAAGAGCAGCGAGCAGCTGCGGCTGAACGTCTTAAGTTAGCACGAGAAAAACGTATGAAGGCAAATCCTCCTACATACAAGAATATACATCCATCAGTCTTAGCTGTTCCTGATGATCAGCCTATGTCTCTTAAAAGTGTGAGACAATGGATTAAGACTCAAAAAGAACTTATGTCAGCTGAGCGAAAAGCTATGAGAGCTGATAGTAACAATAAAACAGGTGCTCTTAGCCGATATTTAAATCATCAAGCTTATATCCGAAACCTAGAACGCTACTTGCGTGACGGAGATTATTCTGACGATTATTATGGTGAGTATGGAACATCTAAAATTAAGTGGCGGTGTGCAGTACCTGCTTACGATAACGAAGGGGAAATTAAACGGCAGCACGGTGTTTTCTATGATGACATTGGTACCGTTTGGAGTGATCTATGATAGAATCAAAATTTTTAACAAAGTCTAAATTCAGTGTTCTCATTGAGAATGCTGTAATTAAAAAGAAAATGTCGTACATGGATGCTGTTCTCGACGTCTGTGAAAAGAACGACATTGACCCTGAGGATGTAAAGAAATTTATATCCACATCAATTCGAGACAAAATCGAAGCCGAAGCAATGAGGCTTAACTTTCTTCCGAAAGGAAACACGTTACTTTTTGAATAAGGAGAAATCAAATGACAGTAACTCGTGACGAACGTATGGCAAAGTCTGAAGCAGCTCGAACAAAGAGAAAAGCTTTGAAAGAAACCTTACTATCGAAGACCGATCGGTTTTATACGAGAATGCGGAAACTCCGAAAAAAGAAACAAAAGAGTGTACACTAACGTATGTATGGTGTATAATAATACAGTTAATATTTCAGCAATACAAGGAAAAATATATGTCTTTTGCAAACTTAAAGCGTAACCGAGATAATATCTCTAAACTAATTAAAGCAGCCGAAGCCACTGGTGGTGGAAGCACAGAGAAAAAATCATATGTCGATGATCGTATGTGGAAACCCACAGTAGATCAAGCCGGCAATGGTTACGCGATTATTCGTTTCCTTCCAGCCCGAGAAGGAGCCGAACTACCTTGGGCAAGATACTGGGACCACGGTTTTAAAGGACCAACTGGTCAATGGTATATCGAAAAATCTCTTACATCAATCGGACAAAACGATCCAGTCGGTGAACTAAACTCACGATTATGGAATACTGGTATCGAAGAAGATAAAGAAACAGCACGTCGACAAAAGCGTCGATTGCATTATGTTTCAAATATCTTTGTTGTCTCAGATCCTGGTAATCCTGAGAATGAAGGCAAAGTCTTCATGTATCAGTTCGGTAAGAAAATCCATGATAAGATTATGGATATGATGCAACCAGAATTTGCAGATGAAGAACCAATTAATCCATTTGATATGTGGGAAGGTGCAAACTTCAAACTTAAGATTCGTAACGTAGAAGGTTATCGAAACTATGATAAGTCTGAATTTGCAAAACAAACATCATTACTTGAAGGTGATGATTCAAAACTAGAAAGCGTTTATGATCAAATGTATGATCTGTCTGAGTTTACAGATCCTGCAAATTATAAAACGTATGATGAGTTGAAGACAAAGCTTTCTTCTATTCTAGGTGAAGTCGCTGGTATGGGTGCTGCTACTATGGCACAAACTGCCCAGATGAATGATCCTGTTGAAGCTCCTGCTCCTCAACGAATCGAACCAGTCACAGCAGAGAATATTAAAGTCGAAGACGATGATGATACTCTCAGCTATTTTGCTAAACTAGCTGAGGCTGACTAAAGATAGAGCGGGTGTCGTATAATGGTAATACCTCAGATTTCCAATCTGATGCTAGGAGTTCGATTCTCCTCACCCGCTCCATTAACTACTTATCAACCTGGATTAAAAAATGAGAAGCCGGGTCTTTGACTTGACCAAATCCCTGAATTATAGTATCGTTTCTGATATTAGTGTCTCCTGCTCGGTATGAAACCGGTGGGTTGTCTGGGAAAGCGTCTGTCTTAAATCCCTCAGCCGTTAGTCCTACATTAGGAGGATTGATTCCAATCACTGAAGGGGTTTGAAGCTGCTGAGCAAAGCCTCTATTAATTGCTCTTTGTGCTTGCCCTGCTAGATCACTGTAATTCATCATACCAAATTGGTAATCGATGCCGGCTGCATCAAGTGTGTAATTAACACCTGTATTTACCAAATTATTTGCCATAGCAGTTAAATTTTGAAGCGAATCTACAAGAGCTAATGGAGAGGTTAACACACCGGCCGAAGCTTTGCTTGCAGGATCCATTTCCGGGCCAAAATTGTCATTGAATTGTGCAAGTCCAGCTTCTGCTGCAACACCTATAAAAGGTATCGCTTTTGATGTAAGCCTTAAAGTAGAAAGCATAGAAGAATTAAATTTTTTAGCCGAATCAAGAAAGGCTGAAAGACCACCTGCACTTTTTGGCGCCTTGCCGCCTTCTCCTAAAGGATTATTGAAAGACATAAATTTTCCGTCAGGGCCCCTTCCAACATAGCTTGGATTTTTTGGAAATGCAGGTTTAATAATTGTTTTAGCCTTTCCGCCTGAGCCGGGTGGATTATTAAATTTTAAAAGCCTTGATGCCGCGGCGCTTCCGCCAAGAGGTTTTGGTGGCTTATTTCGCGGGCCTTTGTTTTTTGCTTCATTACGATCGTAAACTGGCGAACCTCCACTAGCAGTCTTTATTCCTAATGCTAGACCTACAGCTGCTGATAAAGCTTTAACTCCCTTACCAATTGGTAATAAGGCTAGTGCTAATGCTAAACGTTTTCCAGCAAATCTTAATAAAGCGGGTCCAACGAAGGACAATGCAACTCCTAGCCCGCTTATGAATGCATCGGATTGTGTATCAATATCAAGATCAGTACCTGGAATAGTATATACACCGTCTTTATTTCCAAACTTTTCATTAATGGCAGCAATTGCGGTATCACCATATGCACCTACAATACCAGCAATAGCAAGTCCTAGAGGGCTTTTAACTCCTAATAATCTTGCGCCTAATGCTGTTTGCACACCATCAACTAAGTCTTCCTTTGTGGCCGGCGCTAACTGCTTACCTTCAAAGTATTCTTTTTCAATATAATCAACCATTCCTCCTATGGCTTTTTCACCAAATTTAGACATGACTGCAATTGCTGGGCCAAAACTTAGTAGTTTACCGGCACCTAATCCGATAGTACCTGCAGCTAGACCCATTGCTCCAAGAATTTTTTGAGCAATTGCACCGAAGCCAAATCCTCCACCAAAGCCTAAGCCTTGTGATAGTCCTTGAGTAAAGTTGGTAGGACGTTGAGCTATTATTCTTTGACGTCGTTCCTTTTGCCTTTCTTCAATTTCTTGTTCTCTCTTATCACCACTACCCGTTTGTCTATCTAAGAACTCGCCAAAGCGATCTCTAAGACCTGCTGTAGTCTTAGTACCATCTTCTATCGAAGAAGTCTGATCTCTTAATGTTTCATTAATTTCAGCTAATGTTGCCATTATAAGTTCCTTACGTTTCTTCTTTTATGCTCTTCGGCCTGTTCTTTTAGATCTTCAGAAAGCATCGTGATATAGATCTCCCTCTCCCATGGTAACATTCCTTCAACTTCGGTTAAGGAATATTTATGATTTTGTATTAACTGATAGTTCGTTTGAAAATAGTTAATAAGGTTTTCATGAGAGAGGTTTATGAGAAAAAATCCTGGATACCTCGCAGTGTATGTGTATTATCGTGATTACATGATGTACATTTAAATTTAATATCGTGTGTCAATTGTGGTACATTATTTACAAATTCCATAATCATATCAAACTGATCATTTGTAAGAGAGCCTAAAAAGTTTTCTACGTCTTCTTTTGACTCATCTGCAAAATTAAAGTTTTCTTCTTCAGACTGTAAACTATCTAAACAACCTAAAGTCAAATAATATAAAGTCTCTGAATATCCTGCATCTTCTGGTAAGTCACCTTTAACCATATGAGAATACATTGGATATTTTAATTTCAGCGTATATTTTTCATTTAACTTAATTTTATTTTTATCGGTCTTTGGTACGTCTATTTGTATTTTATCTAACTCAACTGTATAGTCATTTGGTATTTCACATTCTGAACATTTTACTGTTATCTTTGATGTCTCGCCGGCAGATTTTGCACGGATCCTTGTAAAGATATATTCTACATCAAATGTCGCCAGAGCAAGTGGATCAATCGGATCTACTACACATGATTTAATCGTATCTACAATAGATGATAAAATTTGTTTTTCGTCTTGTGACTCTAACGCAATAAGTAATACTTTTTGTTCTTTTACTAAAAATGGTCTATATCTAACTTCCTGTTTCGTTGATGGTATAGTAAGAGAGTACTTAGGTACCTCGTTCACTGTTGGTAAAGGCATTATACAGATCTCCAATCCTTAAATGATAATTGCACAGTCAATTCAACCATTCCACCTGGTTCATTGCTAAATTCTATAGCGCTCATACTTGTGGGAAACGCTTTTTCTAAAATACAAGTGTATTCGACTTGTGAGTTTTCTAGTTGCTCTTGCAAATTGTCAAACTCTGCGCTGTTACTTAATACACCTGATGCTAATATTCTCTCAGCTTGACCTATTATATTTTTTGGCATACTGAGTTGTTGTACTCTTACTTCAAACCCATATTCATCTGGGTAATTTAATTCTTTTGTATCAAAGTTGATTATTTTACTTTGCCAAAATTCAAAGTATTGTTTGATGTCATAATCATTTGGTACATGAAAAGTTAATGACACGTCATCTGTTGCATATCCATATGCTATTTTATGTTCTTTCATACCAACCATACGTTGATTTGTAAGAATCTGTCTAAAAGGAAGTTGTGCCGATTTACATAAAAGATTTAATCGGCGAGTACTAATACCAAATGCACCATCGACTGACGGTAAGAACACACGCCATAAAGACGTTCTTGCAAGTCCGGTACCAAACTCTCCTTTAAGATCATCAATGCTATATGCCATTAGATCATTTTCCTTGAATCTCTATATACAGTAGACTTACCTGATTTCTGAAAGTCTGCAGTCGGTAAGAATGTAGCAATCTCCCATTCAGGAGCTGGTACATATGCAAATCTACTTTTTACGTTTGAATTTAAATAATGCTTGAAGCATGGCTTAAAATATTTTAAACTAGATGCACGCTTGAGAGTATTGTATGTTGCTTCGAACTTTGTGGTATTATCAAACTTTTTGTTATTAGTTATATCCATTAACGCATCAAGCATCTTTGCTCTCAGCGTTGGTGGAAGATAATGTAAATTTAAACCATGAAAACCACCAGGTGCAGGACCTACAACAATAACTAATGGAAAGCTATCATAATACGGTAGAGTATCTTTTGTTTTCGGATCATAGAAAAACATGTACATGTTTCCTACAACACTTTTATTTTGTAACTCTACTGGTTCTTCTTTCATTAATGCACTACGACTTACACGTCCCATTGCTGAGGCTTTACGCCTGAACCAATCTATCGATTGCCTTGTTCTTGGTGTAATACCTGCTCTGAAAGCTTCGAGCTCTAGTTTTTGAAATATATTTGCCATAGCAGTATTTATATGCTATTTCTTCTTTTTCTTTGGTGGAGGCAGCGGCTTTAGTTTCTTTATTGGTTTAGGCATAATACCCATAGTTTGTAAAGTATTCTCTGTCCAGATTTGAAACTCCCACTTTCTGTCCTTTGCATATGATTGTGCAGCTTCCCACTTATTCATATTCTTGACATATGTAAATGCCTCATTAATATATCGCTTTGTGCGTTTAGATCCTGTAGGTGGTTTTGTTTCTCTGTCAGGCTTTATCTCAACTAACAGTACTCTATCTTCAAGTACTATTTTAAGATCAGGAAAGTATCGATGATAGCGTTTATCACCATCATAATAGTATGGCACAACGACTTCTTCGCTCGTCCAAGATTTTACTTTCGGATTCTCATCACACCATTTAAAGCAATGTCTTTCCCACATTGACCTAAAAATGATATTATTATGGTCTCCACCATACTTCTTTGGGTTCTTTGGTTTGTATTTACCTGAGTATGCCATATAAATAGTCTTAAGTTTTTTAAGTATTTATTGGAAAAAACATGCCTAAATATAGATTCCCTCTCGAAGCGCAAGATGATTATAAAGGACGTGTGTATTTTACGCAAATTATTGAAGTACCTCCAAAGATTAATACCTCGGCATTTCAGAAAAAAGAAGTAGGAAATAATCCAAATAACACAGAAGGTGGTATAGATTTCTTACAGGCAATTAATAATATTGGTGATATATTTTCTGGTACATTTACTCCTGGTCAAACGTTTAGAGGTGAGACAGTAGAATTATATCTTCCTCCTGCTCAAGCTATTCAAGATGGAATAGAATTCGATAATTCTTTTTCTTTTGGTATAGCTGGTGAAGCAGCTAGGCAATCATTATCAGGCGGTCAAAGTTCAATATTAGGTGCATCAGTTTCATCGTTAATGGGTACAGGCGGTATTGGTTCAATACTTTCAAATCTACAAGATCCCGCTATCGCAAGGGTTGCTGCAGCAAAAGTTGGTTCTATGATGCCAGGTGGAAGAGCAGGTGCAGTAGCATCCACAGTTTCGCAAACTGCATTGAATCCAAATATACGAGCAGTATTTAAATCAGTAAGACCAAGAGAGCATTCTTTTACTTTTAAATTTTTACCGAGATCTGAAGCAGAAGCAAAACAAATAGAAAACATTATTAAATGGTTTCGTACAGAACTATATCCTGAATCTATTGATATAAGTGCTGGAGGAAATAGACTACCGGTTGGTTATAAGTTTCCTAATAAGTTCGGTATTGCTATGAGGTATGGTAAGAAAAATGTTGGTGCACAATTACTTCCTTGCTACTTACGTGGTATGACTACAAACTATAATGCTACAGCTATGTCATTTTATCGTGATGGTCAATACAGCGAAATAGATCTTACGCTTGATATGATAGAATTCAGAACATTAGATAAAGAAGATGTCAGATATGGATGGAATCTATATGGTAAAAATTATAAAGATTTCTGGGAAGAATTTTGGGAAATGATTTTTCCAGAGAATGATTATGATGGAGGAGCGTAATGTCTACATATTTTCAAAATTTTCCATCTGTTTCATATCAATTTGGTGTAAATTTACCTGCGGTTGCATATGAGAATCTAACTGCATATGTCGATATTATTGATCAAATAAAAGATAATATAGCATTTTACAGAAACTATTATATTCAAGAAGGCGATAGGCCAGATCAACTATCATATAAGTTATATGGTACTACAGATTATTATTGGATGTTCTATTTACTTAATGATCATATTAAAGAACAAGGTTGGCCTTTAACATACGATGCGTTAAGCAGTCTCATAGATAAAGATTTAACACATACCGTTGTTGAAACAAAAGATGAGATAGCTACTCAAATGAAAGTAGGACAACAGGTAACAGGATCAACATCAGGTGTTGTAGGAACTATTGCTCATAGAAATTTAGATTTAGGACAACTGTACATAAAAGATTTATCTACTGGAGCTAGCGATGCTGTTGATACTACTTTCAGAGCTACAGAAGTTTTAACATCGCAAGTCGGAGAAGGAATAGAATCTATTACACTTATATCTTCTGCTGCTGAAAAAAATTCAGTAAGATATTATGTAGATGGTGATAATTTACATTGTGACATTGATCCACATGCAGACAGACCTAATACTAAAACACCAGTAACTCAATTAGAATATTATATCGCAGAAAATGACAAGCTAAAATCAATACGAGTTATAAAGCCTGATGCTGTTCGTGATATATTTAGAGAATTTCAGGATAAATTTATAAATGGCTGAATCATATACGCCTTTTGATCCTCATGAATTTGAGATGCGCCGTGCTGTATTATCTACACAGCGCAATGATCATACTGTTGATATTACTACAACGTTGGTCGAATTAAACATATATGAGCATGTAGAAAAAGCATATCTAACAGGCACAATATCATATGTTGATACCGGCAGATCTATAGAGATTATGGATTTTCAAGGTACTGAGTTTTTAGATATACAGTTTTCATTATACACTACTCCGCATACAGTTTCAAGACGATTTGTTGTAACAGAAGTTGAAAGCATTGTACCCACAACAGATACTACTGATACGGTTACACTTAAAATATTAGATCATGATGCATATCTGAATACGCTTATCAATGTAAATAAAATGTACGAAGGTAAACCAAGTGAAATTATCGATAATATTTTAAAAGATTCTTTTGGCGTTGTTAAAAAAGTAATACGTGCTGGAGACGCAAATCAAATTACTAGTTTAATCGACGAATTAGATGTTGCAACTAATCCAAATGCTGATGCCGCAAATACTGTTAAACAACTAGCTCAAGAATTACAGGCATCATTCAGATATATTGTACCTAATTTAAATCCGCTTGAAGCTATTGAGATTATAAAACGCCGTACAACAGGATTAACTGGAACTCCATTCTTCTGTTATGCCACACTGGCTGACAACGATTTAAGATTTTATGATTTGTATACGTTATTACAACAAACACCCATTAATATTTCAGATCCATTCATTTATTCTTCACAATTATCACAAAGAGCTGGAACCACTGGTGCAGGACTTGGAAGGCAAATAACTAAAATAAAGAATCCAAAAAATGCCAATACACTAGCGTTAATACAGAACGGAGATGTTGGCTCAGTATATGAATATGTAGATACTACTCATGGATTAGAATATACATTTAATTATGATTTAGAAAAGGTTATATCTAATTTACTTACGACTAATGCATATCCTGCAGCAGACACACGAACAGTATTTGTAAGAAATAAACCTGTCAGTGAGATGACTGCGCAAAGAATTACAGGAATGTCTGCGGGTAGTATATATGACAATGGCGTAAAAAATATACACGAAGAATCAAGTACACAAAGACATTCGGCCAAGGCTATATCAAAGTCTGTACGAAATCTTCTTGGTAAATCTGCATTAGAAATAGAAGTGCCGGGACTTCATATGATGCCACAAGACGGTAATAAAACATTAGGACGGATTCTTTCTGTTGTGTCTATTGCAGATACCGAACAATACGAAGATATATTTGATAGAAAAAGAACTGGCGATTATATGATATATGCTGCTCGGCATACGTTTACTCCAAATAATTACTCAGTTGGTTTAAGTCTTGTTAAGATTGCTAACTATAGAGGTAATACTTCAGTTTCCGGGAGTTTTGTATGAAACAATATTACGGAGATGATGCACGTTGGTTTGTTGGTGTGGTTACAAATAACCTAGATCCCATGCAGCTCGGAAGAGTACAGGTTAGAATTTTTGGTGTACATTCACGAAAAGTTAGTGAAATTCCAAACCACGCTCTGCCATGGGCAACTGTCTTACAACCAAGTACATCGGGTGGTACATCAGGAATTGGTATGATGCCACAAATTTTACCAGGAGCTCAAGTGTTTGGTATGTTCTTAGATGGTAAAGCTTCACAATTACCATGTGTATTAGGTGTTATGCCTAAAATAGAAATACCATCAGAGCAGCAATTAGCGAATCAGCAAGACAAAGCAATACAATATGATATTGGATATGGAGAAGGACAAGTTGATCCGCGTTTAGCTAGAGCCGCAGGAATTATACCTAATGTTGCAGCCGGTGCTCTTGTAGGAACTACGAGAGTAGAACAAGCTTTTAATTTTTTTACAGCTAGAGGTTTTACAGAAAAACAATCTGCTGGTATAGTTGGAAATCTTATCGCTGAAGTTGGACCTAATCTTCCGGAACATGGACCAAGAGGAGATGGTGGTAGGGCTGCAGGAATTGCACAATGGCATCCAGGACGTAGAAATATTTTTGAACAAGTATATGGTAAACCTTGGCAAGATAGTACATTTACCGATCAATTACAATTTATTGTTTGGGAATTAAGTAATAGTGATTCATATTCAGGTAATTTAAATAAAAATGCTGGAAACTTACTTAAAGCAACTGATTCAGTAACCATGGCTGCTACAATATTTGATGAAAAATATGAAAGAAGTTCTGGTGCACATAGACAGAAAAGAATTAATTATGCACATAATGTGTATGATCAATTTGCGAGAGTATAATGACTAGTTTTAATCGATATCAATCTACGTTATCTACGTATAATCAGCGGTTAGGTACTGCAGATTTTCGTAATACTGCACCGACAGTTCAAGGCGAATATAATGCTAAGTTTACATCTGGTTTAGGACAAGATGTAGGACAGACTCTAAACGGATTTGAATCTGTATCACAAATACAAAATTATCCTGGTGAATTTAAAAATATATTATTAGGTCTTGCTCTTGTTAAACTGACTGAAGCGGTAACCGGAGAGAATCTATTTGAAGTAATAGATGATTCTTTTGAAGGAATAGGATCTGGTCATGCCAGTATTCCTGATGTCTTAACTGCTCTTGGAACACTTGCGATATTAACAGGAGATAGTCCTGTAGCCGGATTTTTAAAATCATATTATGGCGGTAGTTCGG